CGATGGAACGATCATCGCCGGGCATGGTCGCGTGTTGGCAGCTCGCAAGCTCGGACTGGAATCCGTTCCGGTCATCGTGCTGGCTCACCTGTCCGAGTCACAGCGACGCGCCTACGTCATTGCCGACAATCGCCTTGCCGAGACCGGGGGCGGTTGGGATTGGGAAATGCTCCGCGCCGAGCTGGACCACATCGGCGAGTTTGGCGACATCGATTTGACCCTCACCGGGTTCGACCCCGAAGACCTTCCGTCCGGTGACATGGAGTCATTCGAGATCGACGGCGACGAGCAACGCGGCGGGACTGACACAAGCTACCTCTCGTTCGGTGATCGCAAGGTGCCGCTCGACGGCGACGAACTCACGGGCCTCATGGCACTGCTCGACAACCACATGGCGAAGACCGGGAGCCCGTTCGGTTTCGCCTCAGCTCTGATCCGTAAATGCTCGATTTGAACCATCCACTCGATGCGCTGAAAGGCGCCGACTATAACCCGCGCAAGATTGACCCTAGCGCGATCGAACGACTGTGCGAGTCGATCCGCGAGATTGGCGTTTGCAAGCCGATCATCGTGCGGGGCAGCATCATCGTCGCAGGTCACCAACGAACCCGCGCACTTCGTGCCATGGGCGTGACGCACGCTCCCGTGTTCCAGCTCTCGTCTGACACGACCGTCTACGACGAGGTGCGATTCAACCAGCTCCACAACGGCACCGACCTCGACCTCGACGAAGAATCGGTGACGATCAGCACCGAGCTGACAGGCAAGACCGGGTTCGTGACGATCGAGCCGGATGACGTGGTGGGCGACTTGCTCTCACGGGGCGCAAAACTCCGTTCGGAAATCTGCCGCCTCATGCTCAGCTATGGTGCCTGGGGAGCCTGCGTCGCGACCGACGACGGCGAGGTGATCCACGCGGCGCAATACGCTCTGGCTTGCAAGATGATGCACAAGCCGTGCCTCGTGTTCGTGCTGCCAGCCGCGATGAAGTCAAAGGCGCGAGGCTACCTGTCGTCGCAATATGGCGTGTTTTCCTACGACCAGATCAAACGGGACACGTTCGTTCAGACGTTCGCTCAGATGTTCCGGCTTCGTGGTGGGAAGAAGGACAACGAGTCGCCGACCTACGAGAAGCTCGTGCTCCCCTGGCTGAAAAAGAACCCGACCGCACGCGTGCTCGATTTCGGCTGTGGACAGGGTGACTACGTGCGCCGACTACGCGCCGAGGGTTACGACATCACCGGGCTGGAATTCTTTCGCCGCAAGGGTGACGCCATCGACGTGGATCAAGTCAACCGCATGGTTGACGGAGTGATTGCCAAGCTCAAGGCCGGACGGTTTGACGCGGTCGTGCTCGACTACGTTCTCAACTCCGTGGACTCACAGCAAGCCGAGGAGGACGTGCTCAACTCCATCGACGCATTCTGCCGTGTGGGTGGCACGTTGTTTTTCTCCGGCCGTTCCGCAGGCCGCGTGCGTGACCTGCTACGCCATCGGCAAGCCGCCTACAAAAAGCAGATTCACCGCAACGTCGAGTTCCTCGATGAGAACGGCCTCACCGCGCTCTACCGGAAAGGCACGTGGTTTTTCCAGAAGTTCCACGAGCCGGAAGACATCGACCGCATGTGCCGAGTAAGGGGATGGGAGAAAACAACACACAGCACGACCCCGATAGGTTTTAATGTTCAAGTGCAAAAAAACCGTGACATCCTCGAACTTGGCGTCATAGTTGAATCGCTACGCCGCGAGTTTGACATGCCAATCAACCGCGCTGGTCGCACGCTTGGACGTGCCGACGACATAGAAAAAGCCATCCGATCATGCCAACCATAACGATACGCTCTGACTCCCCGACCCTGAAAGGGTTCCGATACTTCTGGCTCAAACGTGTGCACGGGTTCGACCCCGCACAGCATTGTGCCCGATGCCTCAAAGGTCACTACGTTGACGCGGTCAACGCGACGATGGTGACGAACAAGCCGATCCACATCGAAGCTGATCCCGGTGACTTGCTCTACCTGTGCGGAGTATCGGCTCCTTACGTGTGGGCGCGGAATTTCCACTTGGCTCTGATCGTCGAGCACGGAGGCCTCGTGCGAACGACCGCCTACACAAGCGACGTGATCGAGATCAACGGCTGCGACTTGATTTCCTTCGATGACGCCGAGGCGCGTCGTCGATTCCCTGACAAGGGCGAGGCGTTTTTGTCCTGCCGAAACTTCCAATTTGGAGCCCACCACTTCCGTGAATGACGCCCCAGCAAACGCCGCGCAGATCACTCCCGAGCTTGCCGAGAAGGTCCGCGCGGCAACCATCAATAACATTTTGAAAAAGATCAAAGGTGGCGCGACACCGACCGCGCACGAAACGAAGCTGATCGAGGACGCTACTGCCGCACAAGGCATGAGCGACATTCGATCCGCGACGTGTGGCGTGAAGGACCTCGCCGAGTTGTTCGACTACACCACGCAGCGGATCGATCAACTCAGCGACGAGGGTGTCGTCGTCAAACGCTCACGCGGAAAATACGCGCTATGGGAATCCCTCAAAGGTCTGATCCGGCACCGTGATACGAAGCGGAAAAACCAATGGGACGGAGACCCCGAGAGTGAAGACGGGCAAAGCTACGAAGCGCACCGCGCCCGGCTCACTGCCGCGAAAGCCGACGTCGCCGAGATTGCTGCCGCCATTGCCAAGGGGCAAGCGCACGACGCCGGAGCAGTCGAAGCCGTCTGGACTGACATGCTCATGAACTGCCGCTCGAAGTTACTGGCACTACCGACGCGCCTCGCTCCAAAACTCCGCAAAGAAACACAGCTCAACTCTGTCCGCGAAATTTTAGAAACGGCCATTCATGAAGCACTGGCCGAACTCGCTTCCTATGATCCCGCTCGAATTACCAACGAATACCTTCAGACGCATCGGCTCGATGTGGCTACCTCCCCCGAAGTGGACGGTAAGCCAATGGGCTGACAACCGTCGGCAGTTGTCTAGCGAGGCCAGCGCGGAACCGGGCCAGTGGGACACTTCGCGAGCGGAGTATCAGCGGGACATCATGGACGCGTTCAACGATCCTTCCGTGGAGGACGTTGTGTTCATGTCGTCGGCACAGGTCGGCAAGACCGAAGTCCTGAACAACATCGTAGGGTTCTACATGGACTTCGATCCATGCCCGATCCTTGTGGTTCAGCCTAACGAAAAGCCGATGGGCGAAGCATGGTCGAAAGACCGTCTCGCGCCGATGATCCGCGACACGCCATCGCTTCGGACGAAGGTGTCACAGGTCAAGACGCGGGACAGTGGCAACACGATTTTTCACAAGGTGTTCCCAGGTGGACAGTTGTCGATTGCGGGAGCCAACGCCCCGGCTGGTCTGGCGTCCCGTCCGAAACGCGTGATCCTGTTCGACGAGGTTGACCGCTACCCTGCGAGTGCCGGCACCGAAGGTGATCCGATCGAACTCGGCAAGAAGCGTTCGACGACGTTCTACAACCGGAAGCACGGACTGTTCTCAACGCCGACGATCAAGGGACGGTCGCGCATCGAGAAGGCGTTCGACGAGTCCGACAAGCGTTACCGCATGTGTCCATGTCCGTGCGGGTGCGGTGCTTCATTCCGGCTCACGTGGTCCATGGTGGTTTGGGGTAAAGACTCCCCCGCGCAAGGCGACCCGGAAAAAGCGGTCTATCAATGCCCGGAGTGCTCCGGCTACTTCGACGACCTGCAAAAAGAAATCGCCGTTCACAAAGGGCGATGGGTAGCGACCGCGCCATTCAAAGGCATCGCGGGATTCCACCTGTCGGAATTCTACTCGCCATGGCGGACGCTGAAACAGATCGTCGAGTCGTTCCTCAAAGCGAAGGGCGATCCGTCGCGGATGCAAGTGTGGGTGAATACCACGCTTGGCGAGACGTTTGAGGAAGTCGGCGAATCCATCAACGAAAACGAGTTGCTCGAACGGGTGGAGGAATACAACGCCGAGGTTCCGGCGCGTGCGCTCTACATCACGGGTGGTGCGGACGTTCAGCCGGATCGTATCGAGTGCGAGTTTGTCGCGTGGGGTGCTGGCGAGGAATCGTGGTCTATCGGCTACCACGTGATCCACGGAGACGTGGACATTCCCGAAGGCTCACCCGGCTCACCGTGGACTCACTTCACCGACCTCATCCGCAAGCGGTTCAAGCACGAGAGCGGAATCGAGCTCATCGCCGAGGCTGTCTGTCTGGACTCGGGCGGAACGGGAGAAAACACGCAGTCGGTCTACAACTACGGAAAGCGTCACAAGGGCGACCGCGTGTTCGTGATCAAGGGGCGCGGTGGTCCTGGGCTTCCGATCATCGGTCCACCGAACCGCAAGAAGACGGGCAAGGTGGCGCGGAAAGTGGACCTCTACATCGTAGGCACGAACAACGCCAAGGCCGTGGTGATGAAGAGATTCAAGATCGCCGAGCCGGGCGCGGGTTACTGCCACTTCCCGACGGGGCGCGAGGATGACTACTACCGCCAACTCACCGCTGAGAAAGCCGTGACGAAGTTCGTGAAGGGCTTCCCCGTCATCGAATGGAAGAAGGACAACAACCGCCGGAACGAGGCTCTTGACTGCCGCGTCTACGCGTTCGCCGCGCTGGTGCTCAAGACCCCGCAGTTCGACAAACTCGCCTACCGCATGAAGCTCGCCATGGATCGACGCCGCGCTTTGAAAGTCGAAGTTGTCACCGAGCCTGCCAAAGCCGTTGAAGCCGAGACAGTCAAAACCCCGCTCGCCGAAACTGCCCCTGTCGAGGATAGTCCTGCCAAGGTTCGACGTCCTCGCCGACGGCTTGGATTCGTGAAAAATTGGTGATCATGACGAAGGGAGAAACATTAAAGCTGACAGTTGACGACACATTGGCTGTGTCCGTCGAGTTTAAGTTCGGTGGTCCGCAGACGCGCACTG